CATCTACTGATGATTCAAACTTTATTGAACTTCTTCGTACTGACTTAGGTGTCATACAAGAGAAAGCAAGAAATACAGAATACTCTGTTATTGGTGAGACACTTGCTCGTAGAACTTATGACGAATCTGGAGATTACTCTGTACGTCCTTTCCAACTTGATATTCGTGAAACTTCGAATGATGGTTTGAATAATGGTATCTATGACCCTCTATCAATTACTGATGATCAGAACTCTGCTACTGATAACCACTTGACAGTTCAAGTATCGCCAGGCAAAGCATATGTTCGTGGGTATGAAGTAGAAACAATTGCACCAAGATATATCGATATTCTTAAACCAAGAATTTTTGAGAATTATAATGCCGCAGTTACTCCTGTAGAAGTTGGTAACTTTGTTCGTGTAACAAATGCATACTCTTCTCCAGAAATATCTCCATTCATCTCTGGTGACATTTCAGAACCGTACAGACAAATTGGTTTGTTTGATACTCAAACAACTTCAGCAGGTTCTAAGTCTGGTAATCAAATTGGTGTTGCTCGTGCAAGAGCATTTGAACACTTCTCTGGTGTTGCAAACTCACAAAGTGAATTTGGTACAGACGCACAGTATAACCTATACCTCTTTGACATTAGAATGTTTACTAAACTCACAATGAGTGGTACTCCTTCTGCTGTCCCTGTTGCTGGTGATAAGATTACTGGAGTAAGTACAGGTGCATACGGTTTCGTAGTAGCACATGAAGTTGACGGTACAACTGATATGACAGGTAGTACAACTATTACGGTTGCTTCTGTTGTTGGTAACTTCACTGCTGGTGAAAAGGTTACATGTACAAGTTCTACAGAAACAGATCAAATTATTGAAAATAGTTCTAACGCAGATTTAACAATCTCAGTAGTTAGTGGATTTGATTTCAGTAGAGTTAAACAAACATACATGCCTTCTACAGATAGTGGAACAGACCCACACTTTACATCTGATGTTGTTCTCGAAACAAGTACAACTATAGCAGGACTTAACACAATTCTTAATGGTGATAAAGATGCAGTTCAAGGTTTTCAAACAGACTTTGGAACAGAACTTGAGGTTGGAGATATTATCTCTATTCCTTCTGGTTCAAACGGTGCATTAGAAGAAAGAAGAGTTGATTCAATAAGTGGACAAACTTTAGACTTGAGTGCTGACGTTACTAACGCAGTATCCTCAGTATCCTTTGTTCGTAAAAGAGCATCTCTTCGTGACCAAAATAAGAACGTACTTCTTCGTAAACTACAAAAGAATACAATTAAAACATTAAAGACAGAACTAAACAACGGAGTATCAGACTCTTCAGTTGTTATTCGTAGGTCTTTCGTTGGACAATCTAACTCCTCTGGTGAACTTTCATTCGCTGCAGGGGCAAACGAAACATTCAATGCAGTCTCTAATACTGATTATGTTATTACAGTTTTAACAGCTGGTACTGGTGGTACTGCTGTCGCAGGCGACAAGATTGATTTAGAAAACTCACATATAACTGTCACTGGTGCTGGTACTGGTTCTCTTCAGATTGAAGATAATACAGATTCCCCATTTGGTGATGGTGCAACAGTACGTCTTATCTCAACGATTACAAGAACTACAGTTCAAGAGAAATCTAAGACAAGAAGTAGAATGTATCAAGTACTTGTACATAATGGTACTGCTGGTACAGAGAAGTATGGTACTTCTGGACACCACAAAGATATTTCATTGGGTGTTGCAGATATTCATAAATTGTGGGCAGTCTTTGATTCAGAAGATGCAAGTGCTGACCCTGTTCTTCCACAGTGGACTATTACAGGTGCATCTGGTAACTTCACACAAGGTGAATTGATTACTGGTACTACCTCTGGTGCAAAGGCAAGAGTTGTAAACACAATTTCTCCTGTCACATTTGTTCCAATCAATAATACAGATTTTGAATCTGGTGAAACTATCACTGGTGCAGAGAGTGCTGAAACAGCAACTCTAGATACCTTTACTGCTGGTTCTAGAATCGTAACAAACAATTTTACATTAGACACTGGACAACGAGACAACTTTTATGATATCGGTAGAATAGTTCGTAAACCAAATACAGTTGCTCCTGTTGGACGATTGATGGTTATTGCTGATTACTTTACACACGGTACAGGAGACTTCTTTAATGTAGACTCATACAGTTCAATCAGTTATAAAGATATCCCAACATACTCAGCAACTCGTGTTGACCCAGAGGTTGCAGAACCTACAGGTGAATATGACTTGCGTGATACAGTTGACTTTAGACCTCGTGTTGCAGATGCTACAACAACTACACAGACTTTACAAAACCAAACTGTTTATAGAGTGACTTCATATTCTTTCAATATTGAATCTCGTTCTTTTGCTGGAACTGGTTCATCAACAGTATCAATTCCTAAAGATAACTCAAACTTTATCTATGACTTTGATTTTTATGTTGGTAGAAAAGACTCATTGTTTATTGCTGCAGATGGTAAGTTTAAAGTGGTTCGTGGTGCAGATTCAGAAGTTCCACAAACACCTAAACCGATTGATGATGCAATGAAACTTGCTGATATCACTCTGCCTGCTTTCGTTATTGATATTGCTGATGTAACTTATACTTCAGTAAATAACCGCAGATACACAATGCGTGACATTGGTAAACTAGAAGCTCGTATTGAGAATATGGAATACTACACTGCATTGAACCTTTTAGAGAAAGATGCAAAGTCTTTACAAATTCAAGATGCAGATGGATTTGATAGATTCAAATCTGGTTTCTTGGTAGATAACTTTAAAGGACATGCAACTGGTAACGTGAAGCATCCAGACTATAGAAATGCTATAGATATGCAGAACGGTGAACTTCGTCCAAAATACTTTATGAAGGGTGTTGCTCTTGCAGAAGAAAACACAACGGACACTGATAGAACTAATGACCAATATCAAAAAACTGGTGACGTTCTAACACTTCCTTACACACACAAAGTTGCAGTAGAGCAACCATATGCAACTCGTATTGAAAACCTAAACCCTGTACTATCATTTGCATGGGCTGGTATTTGTAGACTATCTCCATCTGGTGATGAGTGGTTTGAAACTACTAGAATCCCAGATTTGATTATTAACAGAGAAGGTAACTTCGACACAATACTTGCTCAGAATGCAAATGCATTGGGTACAGTATGGAACGCATGGCAAACACAGTGGAGTGGTGTTACAACATCCACTTCGAATACTTGGAGAGACCATTCATTCGGTTCTGCTGAATCTCGTTCTGTGCCTGGGCGTGCTGTTATTAGACAAACAACTGAAACTGAAACTGGAACACGTTCTAGAAGAGGGGTTAATACAACAGTTGTTGCACAAATCGATACAGAGTCACAAGGTGATAGAGTTGTATCTCGTGCATTGATTCCTTTCATTCGTGCAAGAAACATCACATTCAATGTTACTGGAATGAAACCTCTTACAAAAGTTTATCCATTCTTTGATAAATCAAATGTATCATCATTAGTAACTCCATCAGGTGGAAGTGCTGGTGGTAATTTGATTACATCAGCGGCTGGTAAAATTGTAGGTACATTTGCAATTCCAGACCCTAATGTTCAAGGAAATGCTCGTTTCAGAACTGGTGACAGGGTATTCAGATTAACTTCTTCGGACAAAAATGAAATTGCTCCAGAACCAGAAACATTTGCACAAGCAATTTATTCTGCAACTGGTATTCTAAGTACAATTCAAGAAACTATTATTTCTACTCGTAATGCAAGAGTTGAGGTTCGTAATGTATCTCAAACAGAAGCAACAAGTAGAACTGATACTAGAAGAGAAGTTGTTGGTTGGTGGGATCCGCTTGCACAATCCTTTATGCCACAAGCAGAAGGTGGAGAATATATTACTAAGATTGATACTTTTTTCCAAGGCAAAGACCCTTCACTTCCAGTTACTATTCAAATTAGAGAAATGGATAATGGGTATCCTACAACTAAGGTATTACCATTCGGTTCTAAAACTCTTGAACCTTCAGAGGTTTCAATCTCTGATGATGCTTCAGTAGCAACTACAGTTACATTTGATGAACCTGTTTATGTTAAAGATGGTGTTGAGTATTGTGTTGTATTATTTACAGACTCACAGAAATACTTTGCATGGATTTCACGAATGGGTGAAACTGATGTAGGTGGTTCACGTTTGGTTTCAGAACAACCATACCTTGGTGTTCTATTTAAATCACAGAACAATACTACATGGACTGCATATGATTTAGAGGACTTGAAGTTTACTCTATATCGTGCAACCTTTGATACATCTAAGTCTGCGGCAGTTACATTGGTAAACGATGTACTTCCAGTTAAGACACTTAAAGAAAACCCAATCAGAACATTTGCTTCAACGAACAAAGTTAAAGTTTCGCATCCAGATCATCACATGTACAACACATCTAATAATGTTACAATTAGTGGTGTATCTTCTAATGTTGCGACAACATTAAATGGTTCTCTCGCTGCAGCGGCAACATCATTAACTCTTGCAACAGATACAGGATTTCCAAATAGTGGAACTTGTTTTGTTAAGATTGGTAGTGAGGTTATATCTGGAACTATTTCTGGTACAACTATATCTTCTCTGACTCGTGCAGTTGAAGGAACAGATGTTCTTCATGCAGATGCTTCAGTGGTAGAGTTGTATATGTTAAGTGGTATTCCACTAACAGAAATCAATAAGACACATGTTGCATTACAAGATATTCAAATTGATTCATACACAGTTTCTACAACTGCTAGTGCATCTGGTAATATCACAGGTGGTGGCACAAGTGTTACTGCAACAGAGAACGCATTGATTGATACTATGCAAACTCTTGTTCCAGTTATTGAACATCCAAATACAACTATTTCTTCTAAGACAAGAACAACAACTGGTACATCTCCAAGTGGTGCTCAACAGTCTTTCGTTAAACAAACTCTGTCACAAGCAGACCAAATACCGATTACTGATAACTACTACTTTGAAGACCCTAAGATTATATGTTCACAAGTTAACGAAACAAACGAACTATCTGGTAACAAATCATTTGAACTCATCTTCACTATGACTTCATCTGTAGAGAACCTTTCACCAATCATTGATTTGGATAGAAAGACTATCGTTACAGTTGCAAACAGATTAGACAATGTAGATACATCTTCTGATGTTTATCCATCTGCTGAGTTTAATTCTGCAAACGAACCAGAAGGTGATTCTGGAGAAGTGGTTTACATTACTCGTAAGGCGCAATTGAAAACTCCTGCTACATCTCTGAAATGTTTCGTTGATGCAGTTAAGTTTGATAGTGCAGAAATTCAATTAATGTATAAGATACTTCGTTCAGATGATGCATCTGACTTTGATGAAATTGGTTGGACGTACTTCAATACTGCTGGTGAACCAGATTCAAATGTTAACTCTTCAGTTGATTTCGATGATTTCATTGAAAGAGAATATACAGTAAATAACTTACCAGAGTTTATTTCTTTCGCAATCAAGATTAGAATGCAAGGAACAAACTGTGCAGAACCGCCTCGTATGAAAGACTTACGGGCAATTGCATTGGCAACATAATATGACGGATTATTTAAAAGTTAAAGATCATCAAGACCTTGCCCGTGATACAGTTTCGGGAGCAATTGTCAATACTAATATGGCAGCTTACGAAGCAGCAGTAACTCGTTCAAGAAATGCAAAAGCATCAAAGGATGAACTTAGGAGTGCAGTGAGAGACATAAATAATCTAAAGTGCGAGATGCACGAAATTAAAAATCTCTTATTGCAATTAGTGGATAAAAAATAATGGCAGATAGAAACGCACCAGCAAGTATGACCTTCGAAGAGTGGAGAGTTGAATTTAATCAACTTGCTACTGACTTGGGTGACATTGCAAATTTACCTTCAACTGTTAACGGTGTTTCAGTAACAGACACATTAGAAGCAATTAAAGAATTGCAAAATGGTTTATCTACTGTATTACTACCAAATGTAATTGATTTTGAAGATTCAACGAGTGCATCTGCTTATCGTATCAAGATGGGCATAAGCGATGACTTACAACTATACCATGATGCTTCTAACTCTATCATCAAACATGATGGTACAGGAAATTTAAATATAGATTCCACGAGTGGAGTAAATCTACAATTCGGTGGAAGTACAAAATTAACTACAGATACTAACGGTATCCAAGTAACTGGTAATGTCCATGCAACAGGTAATATAACTGCTGATGGGA